AAGAGGGCTTGAACAGCATCTTCCATCCTTCCAGACTTCTTGAGACGTTCACGCGATTTGCGATGATTCTCTTTCTTGCCTAAATCTTTGGGTTCGCCTTTCTTGCCCGACAAAGTTTTTTTGGCTGACGCTTTAACTTTCTTTTGCGTCTTCACCTTTGCCTGATCGAACTGCATAGCCTTGTACAATGCCGTAATCATTCGATGGTCGTGAACTTCATTAAATTCTTCTGATGTCACACCTAACGATTGTGTTGCGTACTCACCTATTGAGTAATACAAATCGTTGTTCCAATTAGGGATTGTAGATTTAAGAACAGTCAAACTTTCTTTCGCATTCTCACGCGACATCGCCTGCTGTTGTTCTTGACTGCGCTTTTGATGCTCGTCAGCTTGTGACTTTATAAAGTTATACGTCTGCTGAGTCTGCTCAAAAACAGCTTTGGCCTGTTTATATTGATCAGGATTTTGTACAGCCGCTTGCTCCCAATCCACGTTGTCAAAACGTGATAAGTCAGCACCGGATGCAGTAAGAAGGGCGTTAAGTGTAGATTCGTAATTTGCAGTTTGTTCTTCTGCGGCCTTACGCTGTTCAGACACTGCCTGCGTCTTCTTTGTGTAATCAGATTGTCTAAGATAACCAAGTTTAATCTCTTCAATCGACACGCTTTCGCCATCGATTTCGATATTACCTTCGGTTATATATTCAGGTGCGCTTTCAGATTCATCTTCAGATTCTTCGGTTGGGTCTTCGACCTCTTCTGATTCTTCTAACTCTTCTTCAACTTCCTGCGACTCTTCGATTACTTCGTCAGTGATCTCATCGACCACGTCTTGCTCTTCATTAGGCTTTTTGGGGGTGTCCTGGTCGGATTCCAAAACGGCCATCAGTCGCGCATTAATATCTTCTTTATCGATGGTCTGGGAGTCCGTTGCGGTTTGCTCTTCTGACATCAAATTTCTCCAATTATACTCGTTTACTCAACGTGTTGTTGTGTCTTCAATTCATAGTTGTTAATCAGCCCAGCAAATTGCTGAACAAACATTTGTCCCGCCTTAAACATCGAATACAGTCTTTCTCGCTCTGCATTGTCCTCTGGCGGTGATGCAAGGATTTGATCCATGATATTTGCATTCATCATTTCAAAAGCCCTGTTAAAAACATCGCTGTGCAACATTTCTTTTGAGGCTTCTGCTATCGTAGCGAGTTCGCCTATATCTTCTTCATTCATCAGTTTTAGACTCCACGTCAGTGGTTGGTACTAATTTAATGGTCTTACCCCGCATCCGTCCTTGTGGGCGAGGCATGGCCGTTTCCTTATCAAGTTTTCCGTCACGATAAGCCTGGTACTCATTAAACGCCTGCTTGCGCGTTTTCTTCTTAGCGTATTTTTTGTCGTTAGCTTTTTTTATAAAAGCATCAAACTGACCCGTATCATCAATCATCATCCAATACTCACGTTGCGTTTTTGTTCAGCTTCAAGCTGTAGTTCTGCCTCTGACATTTCCATATCGTGGGTCTGCTTCTCAACATCCAGCATCAACCGGCTCTCTGTTTCTTCCTGGTTGTGCTGCATATTCTCCATCTCGATAAGCATCTTGTTCTGCTCTTTCAACACATCAAGTTCTAATTGACCTTCTAGAACGGCAACCTGTCTTGCGGTCATACCCGCGTTAAACTTCTCAACTTCTGACTGCTTGGCTGCGGCCTCTTCCTGTTGCTGTTGCATCTGCTGTTGCTGTTGCTGGAACTCAGGGCTGTTTGGATCGAACAGGTACATAGCGCCAGACTTTATGTTCAGCAACTCATACGCACGACTCAGCAAAGCGTGACGCTGTGGTGCGTTGTACATACCGCTTACGTTGGGGTCGTTCGGGTTCATCGTTAACTGCTGATCAAGTGACAACAGTATCTGCGCTTCTTGTGCCTGCTCGTCAGGCGTTAGGGCCACAGCGACAGACATCTCTGTGCGGTCGCCTAAGAACTGAGGATTAACAGGCACAAACTGCCCATCAAGCTGTACGGCTTTTTCTCCCTCATACTCGACAGCCAACTTGTAAATGTCGTGCATCAGTGGCTTTAAAAAATTCTCAGCCAAGTTACGCGCCATCACCATAATTCTACGGTTACTGGCGTTCATAAACTGAGTGATCAGGTCAGAACTGTTCTGCTTACTAACAACAGTGCTGTCCATGCCTCGCGCCATACGACTCATCCCGCTACGCGCTTCCTTCTCAGTTTCAAGGCTCTCAATCGCCTGGAAAACAGTGCCTGATAGATTCGGCATCGGCAGTGGACGAACCACGTTCTCTGGATTCGGTGAGTTAACATCAATAATCGCCCCCACCTTATTATCCAATAAATCTCTGGGGTTCTTAACCAGTGAGAGGTTAGCTATAAACCGCGATGTGTTGGTCATAAATGTGTGATCGACCACGCCGCGCTTTAAACTGCTCTGCGTTTTCTGGATATCAAATAAAACATCCGCAAGGCTCATACCGTGGAAGCGGTGAGGCAGCGGGAACGGGGTAAAGTACCTAAACGGTTTCTCAGATACGATCTCTTTATCGAGTAGCACGTTGCGGCTGTGCAACACTTTCAAATAAACGCACTTCTTTAAATCATCGCGGTACTTCTTGATATAGCTTTCATAAATTGTAACGTGCTGGCGGTCGTGATCAGCATCAGAGTGATCGTCCTTTCGAAAGCCATCAACTGAGTCTCGTCCAAGCCCACCGTCTTCAAACAGATCGTGATCCTCGTCCAACTTAGCAACGATATCAGGATCAAACCCTTCAGATAGCAACTCGCCTCGTGTGCGACTTGTGCGGTGCGAACAGAAATCAGCATCTTCTTCATTTGTAGCACGGGGTGATATCAGAAAATCTTCTGGCGGTATCGTCTCAATACAAATTTTCGACTTGTCGATCTTTCTGGCTATCTCGCCAGAGTACATTACCTGTGATGACTCGATAAGCTGGCCTGTTTGCGCGTCCTGAACCTGAACAGCCTGTGCCTCTTCAGCGATCTCTAAGATTGTCACGTCCTGGTCTTGCATCAGCATGTTGAAGGACGGCTCGTCTAAGCCCTCAAAGGTTTCCTCTTCATACTCGTAGAGGTTTTTATAGTACCGCTTCACAATCCCGGTCTTCGCCACCAGAGCATCGTGAATAACATCGTGCAGAATCTTTGTCCCATTGTTCTCACGATAAAAAATGTAGTTGGTAAGCGCCGTTGCCATCTTGGCAGGCAGAAAGTCCTCTGCGGTTTGCGGGTCGAACCGGCACACGTTGCGGTCAGCCGTCATACATTCAAGAAGCATCGCCTTAACAGACTCAACTCCGTCAAAAACGTCCATGCTCACATGCTGCGATCTGCCAGCGCGTTCATTACCCAGCGGCTGACCGTAGTAGTATCGATAGCCCTTATCCCGCTGATGGCCGATCTCGCTCTCAGCGTAAGAATCAGCCGAATCAATGTTATTCTCTAGCGATGCGAGTAACTCGTCATCATTTATGTCAGAAACTATATTCATTTTGCTTGTATCCCGAATGTCCATTAGTCAAATGCTCACGCTCTACCTGGTTCTGCCCGAATCGCGTTACGCTTATCGCGGCGTACCGCGTAGCGTCCATCAAATCGTCAAATTCTTTATGTATCTTCCCCTTCTTCCGGTGATACCGGCGAAACTCTTCGAACCACGGAACCAGGTTACTAAACACTCGTAACCGCCCCGTTCTAAACCGTTCTAACATCTCCATCAGCCCAGGCTCAACGTAGTTTGTCCCGTCAGGGTTGCTAAACTTCCCGATCATCAACACCCCCGACTCAAGATACATCTCTGCTAGGGTCTTACCGCTACCCTTCTCAGTGTTATCACCGTCATGGGGGTATATGCAGGGGATAGTCTTGCCTCTTGACTTGATAGCGGTGGAGTGTACCGCTGGAATCTCACCCTCTTTCTTATATGCGTCATAAACGTATATGACATCTGAGTCAGGATCGTAGGCCGTCCACACACAGGTGGTGGGGTGCGTGATTCCAAAGTCCACCGCGCATAGTTTCTTGTAGTGAGGGGGTATCTCAAACGGATCGCACTTTAAAGCTTCTTCGGATATGGGGAAAACCATGCCCTCCCCCAGAACGGGTATGCCCTTTGAGCGCATATCGCGCTGGTACTCAGGGATCGCCGCTAAAAGCTGGGTCTTTGTTTCTTCGGTGATGTGCGGCGCATCGTCCCACGTCACATTCTGGAGATACTGGCCCTTGTTCGGGTTGTCCATGAACTGACTCACCAGTTCAGTCATCCCGTTTTCCGGTGTTAAAGTACCGACAAGGTAGCCGCCCTTTCCATCATTACCTGTCGCTGTTCGCGTTAGACACTGAGGGTATATTGTGGGGTCGGTCGGCTCCTCATCGATCCAAATGTAGTCCTGCGAACTACCCATCAGGACGTGTTGCCCTTGAGTGTAGGACTTAAAACTTACGAGCGATGTGTTACCAGCCTTATGGCGTACCGCGACATCCCTTGGTAGCCGTGGCGTACCCATCGCCGGGGTTACTTGGTAGATAAGCCTTTGAGGTATGAGGCCAGAGCCGTCAAATTTCCCTTCGCCAAGGTACATACCCATCAATTCTTTAACGATCACGTCACGCAACTGCTCACCGGACACACCCAAGCACCATATCTTAGTCGGCCTAGTGAACCTGATTCCTTCCCACCAATCTGGATATAAGCCTGTGAGGTGAAAAGCTACTTCTGCTGCCTGACTAGCCGTTTTGCCTACGCGGTTTGCCGCCATAAGCATTCTTTGTTTATTTTCAGTGCCAGCATCGTAAAAATGCTTTTGCCATTCGTATGGCTCCCAATACGAGAGACGGTTTTGCGCTTTGTGCAGTTTTACCACACGGATGGCTTCCGCTATTTTGAGCGCCTTATTTTTTGCGGCCTCATTTTTTAGCGGATCGGCTTTTTTGCGAACCGATTTTTTTGAAGTCGTTTCTGTCACAAAGGCCGCCCTATGTGTAACGAGATATGTGGGGGCGTAGCGCCCCACAGAGGTACTTCGATTTTGCGAAGAGCATCTGAAAACCACCCCAGGTGGGCCCTTTCAGACCTCAAATGCTCCAAGAATTGCTCCAGATAGGTGTAAGCCATTGATTTACAACGATATATTCCCAATAATGAATAGGAGCGATCAAAGCGATGAGGGATCAACGCCTGCGTCCTTCAAAGCCTGGAGGGCTTCATCGATATCGTGAGTAACAGTGACATCGGCGTTCACGTTAGCGTCTACTTCTGTCTTATCCCGCCAGCCGCCTCGATTCTTTAGAAAGAATATTTGCGCCGAGGTCGAAGGTTTTTCCCCGGTTGCGCCTTCAAACAGAGCGTTGGTGACTGCAGCCACCCCAGCCTGCTTGCCCGCCTTTAATGTACGGTCAAACTGCTCATCGTCACGCTTGCGCCTGGTGACTGTTGAGGCTGATATCCCCAGGCTTGCGGCTATCTGTTCTTCTGAAAGCCCTATCTTTGCTAGGTTGTACAGCTTTTCGTAATCTATCTCTTTGGTGTTCGCCACGCCTTTGACCTTTGTTAGATAACAACTGAGCCGCATTATATCTTATATGCAACTGCTGGTTGAGTATCCCCTGCATGGTTGACCAAGGGGGATGACGATATAGGCTGCATGGGTTCGCAAATCAGGCTGCAACCCGCATAGGCTCTCACTTCTTAGCTTAACCTGCACGGGTACACAGGTTCTAAAATAACAACCTGTGCGGCTGTAGGCCATGTCGCCAGTGGCTTACAGCGATTCTGCACAGGTTACTCACCTTTTTTTTCCAAATCGGTGTGGGATTTTTAATGCACACCATGCACACTAAACACAGTATTTATATATTTCTATTAGATATTAAAAAAAAGGTGAGTAACCTGAGTAACTTGTGTTTGGTCAGCACACATGCGGTTTAGAGGCGCACAGGTTTTTTTGCTTAAAAATAATAACCCGTGCATCCTGTGCAGTTAACACCACCACCCGGTTTCCCACTGGGATTATTTCTTCCCATCTGGGAAGACATCATCATTTATACCGACCATCACCAACATCATCACTACAAAAACACACCAATAAACCATCATCACTTCAAAGCCTCAACGCTCAACTGTTTTTAGGGAGCGCATTTTAAGGTTATAAGAGTGTCTTCTCTAATGCAATATGGTTATATATCTGATAACTTTGAGGCATAAAAAAACCCCTCCGAAGAGGGGCTGTTTTGCTCTGCTTGACCACCTTCGAGCAGAAGGCCAATAGGACACGAGGGTTGCCCTTGGTCTGGAGGAATCTATTTCTTTTTCTTACTCGTTTTAGCGGAATTCTTAAAGGATTTATTGGTCGGTGCGCCTTTACTACCAGGCGACCTCATAGTCTCTTTGCTACCAGCCGCTATGCGCTTGCGCTTATTGTGAATATTTTTGTAAAGGGACATGTGTATCTCCTAATGTGTTTGCTCGTCATCCTCGACCCAGTGCCGAAGAATATAGTCACTCTTGAGCATCTCAATTGCTCCAATGATCTCCGCTGGCGACACCTTGGTGTACCAGCTATTGACGATCTGACCGTCCCCACAGATACCCACAGCCGCAAAGGCTCTAGCCTCATGCGCGGCAAGCACTGCCATGAAATCTGAAAGAGTTTCCAGCATGTCATAGTCAACGCCATCAGCCTTTTTATTATTAACGGCTACCGGCCTTAACGGTACGACCTTATCGTCATCGCTCATAAAAGATTATCTACCCAAGACTCGATACCAAGAATAAGGACAATAAACGCGCACACCGCCATCGCAGAACAGAACTCCTTGATGTCGCGGAACAACTGCTCACGCTTTTCTTGTTTTCCTGCACTTTTCATACATACATTAATTGTGTTCATAGCTAATCTCCTGTCTAAATTATACCACCGATGGTTGAGTTCACAACCAAAGGTGGTAACTCCACTCAAGCGGCTACCCGCTTACCGCACCGCGTACATCCACTCATGAAATCCCCTTGTGGCCTCTCACATTTGCACAACGCTGTGCGTGGTTCTGGTGGCTCGTAGAATCGTAGGTGACTCACCACCTTCACCTTGTTAGGCGTTTTCAACCATCGGATATCTCGTTCAGTTAATGTCATCTCGTTTCTCCTTCTTGACAATGCCCCCCGTAGGGGGCGGTTATTTGACTTATCCTCGTCCACGCAACCAGTTTATTTGGCTGGTAAAAGACACCCCACGAACATGATCCCAAGCCAGCTTTACAATGACGCGGTTAACATTGCGGATGTTAATAGCCAGAGTTAAGTAGCACTTGCGACCAACAACATCCTCAACCAGTTTACGGATGTAGCCGTTTAGTTCTTTTTTTGACCACCCATCGAAATAGCCTGTTTCAATGTTTAGCGCGATATCCTCCGCTTCCATCATTAACTCTTCGCAAAGATCAGTGCGGTAAGCCATCTCGTTGATGTAGTTCACAACAACGTTGTTGTCGTGGTGATAGCCTGTTTGTCTCAGACAACTGCGGGTCATGCCATAGCATGTGTGTAAGCCTTTCTCAAAAGCGTTAAGTTCATATTGGTGCGTGTACATTTTTAAGCTGCTCATTTTGTATCTCCAGGTGTTTTATGGATGTGGCCTCTTGCGACCACATAGATACAATAGAATAAAGAGATGTGAGAGTCAACCTTTAGTTGATTATTAGACCAAGTTAAGCATAAAAAAGCCCCGACCCGTGAAGGTCGAGGCAACAGATTGGCGCGAGGGAAGTCGCCAACCGGGGGTAATTAATCCATAGGCTGCACGTCACCTCCGCAACGCTCACATGTAAGCCAGCTTTCCGTTCTCTCGACTATCTGATCGCCAAACGGTTCGTGATTTATCTCTATTTCTTGATGAACGTCACCGATATCGAGGCCACCACACTTGTGACATTGATAGTCATAGCGCGTATCTTCATCCTCACTACGCTCTTCCTTTTTGCCCCAAATAGCGTCCCAGTTTGTCCAAAACTCTTTGGCCGTTGGCCGTTGCTTACTGCCTTTGCTCATGCTTATTCTCCATCCCAGTTCGCAGGATCAAGCGGATCAGCTTCTACCGCGCCCGCATCAATTTCATTCCAATTAATTTGTAAGTTGTTGACTGAGTCAAACATAAATCGACACGCATCAAGCGTGTTAACTTCTATTCGCCGGACACGCACACCGCCAATCGATTGCTGGCTTGGGGTGTGAAAAATATCTTCATACTTGCGTAGATCGCGCCAGAAACTGTTAGCCTTTTTAGGCGTTTGATATCTGCTGTCACGCAAGGTGCTGACATAGATATCGTATATCTCTGATTTAGCGGCGGTACTTCCGAACTGCACCACGTTACCTCCAACACTCGCCTGGCGCATCTCACCGCTGTGCAGACAGTTTAAAAGCCACTCAGTGACGCTATCTAACGCCTCTAGCTTTTGATCCTGCAACGCCCTAGTCTGTGGCACTAAGCGCAGATTCAAATTGCTTAAATCGAAGTTTCGAAGGTAGTGCAGCAAAGACGATGCGCCACCAGCGTTGTACCAACTGTCAAGATTTGCAAAGTATTCACTATCCTGCTGTCGGCCAGTGCCAACATCAAAAACGGCAAACCTGCGCTCATCCAGCGATGCGGGGACAACAAACTCTTCGTTACTCGTGAATAGGATGCGCGTGTAATTTTGGGTGGTATATGCATCAACGCCCTTGCGCTCGATTGTTAACTTATCATTCGTAAGAAGGTCTTTTAGAGCGCCCTCTGAGGACTTAGCGCCTGCCCAATACGCCTCATCAGCTTGTAGCAAAAGGCACGACTCAAGGTGTCTGTTGAAGTTCCCTGTGACGTGTTCAGCGCGGCTGACGATCTGGTGGTGCGCCGCAAAAAGATGGCCTAACATCTCGCCAAACTTGGTCTTGCCAGTACCCTTTCGCCCCCTCAGAACTAACCCAACACCGACCTTTGTCATAGGCTTCTGGATAATCTGAGCCGCCCAGCCGATGATGTAGTTGGCGTGTGTGGCATCACCGTCAGCGATAACCTTGGTGACAAAATCAAGCCACGGCTGCACGTCACCCGCACAGGCTTCCACCGACCAGCCTCGCCACAGGTTGTACCTATCAAGCGTCTGCATGTCCGGCGCAAATGTCAGGCCAGCGGCATACGTTCTCCGCTCAGGATTCTCTAGCCACATATCCACCAGATTCAACAGCTTCGGCTTCTCATCACCGCTGAGTACGCGACAATTCATATGTTCTTTCTTCAAATCATCAAGCTTATAAAGAACCATATTCTCTTTGTTAAGGTCTTCGCGCAGTACCCGCGCTGAACCTTCAACATGCACAAATGCCCACTCTCTAAGCATCCGTGGCAATCTTTCCTCGACCACCTGCTCAGATACAACTACCTGCTCCATCGCCTTGACGCTTGCCAGCGTTACAGGGTTCCTACTCTGACTATCAAACGTCTGGTAACGCCTCTCACATTGCCCTTCTTGGTACTTTGTGCCAAGGCTTGACCACTCGTCCCAGATCTCCCAGCCGATGTCCCGACCATCGAAATGGTGGTGTAACGCCATGCCGATTTTTACCCACTCATCGTGATGAGTGTCTGCGTCCAATCCGTCAAGCAACTGCCGCACAGCTTCATCTTGCATGTCAATTTTAGGCTTGAACATCGACAAGTCATCTGGGTCTAAGGTGATACCTGCCGCCCCATGACGTGCTAACTCCCAACCGTCTTGATTCTCAGCCAACGACTCAAAGTACGCAACGAAAGCCTCTGCCTGGTCTCTGGTAATTGACGGTAACTCTTCTTGTTTTATATCGGCAATGCTTTTGCCTTTGTGCCAGTGATAAGGCTTGTTGGTCGCCGGATGGATACCGAAAGCCACAAACTGTTGCCCTTCCGCAAGAATCTCAACAGCGTGTTTGTTGCCAACGGTGTCGGCATATTCTGCGGAGCGAATTTTGCTGAAACTGCCTTCAACTTTAAAGGGCAGAATACACTTTGGTTTTTGCCCGATCCGCACAGCCGTATCGCCAACATTCGTTTTAAGCCAATGCAAGAGATCATAATTTACTTTCGCGTCCAAACAATCGATATCAACCGCTACCGTGTTCCTGCACAGCACACCAACGCCACCATCTGCGTGACCGTTCGATAGCCACTTATCTACGTCATTATGCGTGGCTCTAATATTTTGCCATCCCGATAGCATTGGAAACTTTTCACCTTTTTTCAAAGGCACAATCTCATAGCCTTTATCGACTAGCCTATGGCCGAATTCTTTTAAAAATGCCAAAACGATTTCCCTCGTCTTTATTTATTTAAGTCTTGCCGCCGCACTTAACAATGCAATCTCTGCTCTACTTAACTTATTAATTAACCAGTTCAAACTTGTAATCGTGAACTCGCACACTTTCGCAAGAAAACAATAAAAACCATGCTTAACTTTTTCTTGAAATTTCATAAACAACCTCCTTGCTATTATTAAACTCGACAACGATATCTGGACACAGCATGCGCCAAGACACTTGACCATCAGTTATTAATTCCATCTGTAAAGCGCGATGTGCTGGCACTAACCCGGTCTGCGCCCACTTACTTAACGCTTGCTTCGAGACATCTAATCGCCGTGCAAGCGTTGTCCTGTTTTTAAGTTTCGCGGCTGCGATCACCGCATCGATTGCCGACTGCACATCAGCCGCATAGTCACTTACATATATCATTTATCACCTTTCATAATCATTGCTTTAGTTTGTCTTAAAATCAACTGTTTGTGGTTGACACAGTATCAGAAATAGCTATTGTGTCCACAAACAAAGCGATTTAAATCATAAAGAGACAAACGAATAATGAGCAAACACGCACTTCTTGGAGCCTCAAAGGCTCATCGGTGGATGACCTGCCCAGGCTCACTCAACCTAGAATCAACTTTTCCAGATCAGACCTCGTTTTTTGCAGCCGAGGGTACAGCCGCACACGCACTGGCAGAAGAATGTCTGCTGAAACAGAAGCCGCCAGAAAACTACATTGGTGTCGAGTTTGAAGGCTTCATCGTTGACGCAGATATGGCATATCACGTTGCGACTTACGTTGACTTTTGCAACGCGCAGGGTAGTGAAGAGACGCACGTTGAACTGCGCGTTGATTATTCGGAATGGGCGGCAGGCGGGTTTGGCACAGCGGATTATGTGACCTTAGATGACGGCGTGTTGCACGTTATAGATTTGAAATACGGGCAAGGCTTGAAAGTTAACGCCAATCGAAATGAACAGTTGATGCTATACGGTCTGGGCGCGGCTTTTGAGTTTATCGATAAAGTTGACACTGTGAGTATGACGATTGTGCAACCACGGTTAGACCACATAGACACCTACTCTATGCGGGCGAAAGATTTATTTAAGTGGGCAAACGATGTAGTGAAGCCTGCCGCGAGACTCGCAATGTCACCTGATGCTGGCTTCAAACCAAATAAAAAAGCCTGCCACTTTTGTAAGGCGAAGCCAACCTGCCGCGCTCTTGCCGAACACAATTACAACCTAACTATGGGTTCTTTTGACAACCTAGAAGAACCATTACTTGTGCAAGTTCCGCATACCTTAAATGTTGATGAGATTTCTAACTTATTACCAAAGATGGATGCGCTGATCGGATGGGCGCAGGGAGTGCAGAAACATGCGCACAAACTTTTGCTAGATGGCGGCATTTTGCCAAATTACAAATTAGTCGCTGGTCGTTCTCAGCGAAAGTGGGTAGACCAAAAGATAGCTGAAGAACAACTTATCCAGATGCTTGGCGATGATGCCTTTGTGTCGAAACTTATTTCGCCAGCCCAAGCCGACAAGGCACTTGGTAAAGCGAGAGCGGCAGAGATTGTTGATCTCTACTGCAAACCAGACGGTAGACCCAGTCTAGCGCCGGACACCGATCCACGTCCAGCCGTGAAGCCTGACGCTACCGAATACTTTAGTGACATAACTTCTTAATAGGTAAAAGTGAATGAGTGTAATAACCCTTAAAAATGTACGACTTTCTTTCCCTCAAATTTGGACTGCCAAGGCTTTTAATGAAGGCCAGCAAGCTAAGTTTTCCGCTAACTTTTTGTTAGACAAAGACACCGACAAGAGCCAAATCGATAACCTGAAAAAAGAAATCAAAAAGGCAGTCACTTTACACTTTAACGGTGACACCCCAAAAGGCATGAAAGTTTTTCTAGGCGATGGTGAAGAGAAGGCGTATGACGGTTACGAAAACGCGATGTATGTATCAGCGTCTGGCAAGAATCGCCCAACGATTATAGATCGTGACAGGACGCAATTGGTTGAGGAAGACGGAAAACCATACGCTGGCGCATATGTGAATGCCGCAATCTCAATTTGGATCATGGACAATAAATGGGGCAAGCGGGTAAACGCTAACCTTGTTGCTATTCAGTTCGTGAAAGATGGCGAGACGTTTGGCTCTGGCGCAGTAAAGGCCGATGAGATTTTCGATGACATCTCAAGCGAGTCTGCTGAAGATGCCGCTGACGATGATTTTTTAAGCTAATGCACCCATCGCTTAGTTACCCCTATGTCGGGGAAAGATTCCCAGAACTTTCAGGCAAGCCGGTCATTGTGCATACGATGGCCGAACTTGCTGGCATACCGTATGTGCTTTTAAAAAACAGAATGGGAATGAAAAAGAAAAGGTCAGCCGGGTTAGCCACAGTAATCATTACAGATAAAGATTTGCTTCCACGGAAAAGGGAAGGCGCGAAGAAAAAGAAAAGACCGCTGACTGACGATGAGAAAATACAACGTATAAGTGACAGGTGGTTAAGGAGAAAATGGGTATGAATATATCACTCGACTTTGAGACATATTCAGAATGCGACATCAGAAAAGCTGGCGCATATGCTTACGCTGACCACCCCACAACTGAAGTTCTCTGCATGGCTTGGGCCGTTAATGATGATCCTCCAGAACTTTGGACACCTGACATGCCTGTGCCGCACAGGCTTCTAGCTTTAATAGAGGCTGGCGGCGCAACCGTTTGGGCTTGGAACAGCTTTTTTGAGATGTGCATATGGAACCTGGTGCTTAATTGGAAACCTGTACCAATTGCGCAGTGGCGTGACACAGCCGCACTTGCCGCCGCACAGGCTTACCCCCGCGCTTTGGGAAAATGTGGTGAGGCACTTGGCCTCGATGGTGATGACGCGAAGTCAAAGCGTGGCAAGCTATTGATCCAGCGGTGCTGTAAACCGTATCGTGGCAAGCGTGTCCGTGACCTAAAACTGTACCAAGAACTGTACGATTATTGCTTGCAAGACGTTGTCGCAGAGCGAGAGATTCGGCTGCGTCTTCGAAACCTAAGAGGCATTGAGAACGCGATATGGGAGGCTGATCAGCGCATTAATTGGCGTGGCGTTCAGCTAGATCGCAAGTCAATTGAGAACGCCTTGGTGATCATTGATAGCCACTGTAAAATTATGAATAAGCGCGTTCACGTTTTAACTGGTGGGTTTATTGATTCTACGGGATCACGCGCTAAGGCAATGCAGTGGTGCGCCTCGCAAAACTACCCGCTGGGGAATTACGACAAGGCGGCAATCAGTGCCGCGCTTCAAGATGACAAATGCCCTGAAAATGTAAAAGAGTTTCTCGGCATACGGCAGAGCCTGTCACGTTCTTCGACAAAAAAGTACCAGGCGATGCTTGAGTGCATTGGTCAAGATGGCCGCGTTCATGGTTCTTTAATGTATCACGGAGCATCAACTGGCCGCTGGTCAGGCCGCCACATCAATCCTCAAAACTTGCCACGTCCAACCATTAAAGATGTTGATGCCTGCATTATTCAAATGCAATCTCAAGACCCTGATCAGATTGATGGCGAGCCGATGGAGTCTTTGGCGAGTTGCCTGCGTGGGATGCTCACAGCCTCAAACGGCAACCGCTTGATGGTGAGCGACTATGCCAGCATTGAGGCACGGGCGTTGGCTTGGTTGGCTGATCACTGGGAAGTGCTGCAGACGTTCCGCGATGGCAAGGACATTTACAAGGCTACCGCATCGGGCATGTTCCATACGCCCTATGAACTAATAAATTCTGATCAGCGATTTGTTGGCAAGGTAGCAACGCTGGCGTTGGGTTATCAGGGAGGTGTTCGCGCTTTTCAGAAAATGTCTGAAGCTTACGGCACTGAAGTTACCGAAGATCAGGCGCTGAAAATACGCAACGACTGGCGCGATGCTAACATGGCGATTGTAAAACTTTGGATGGATACAGAGAAAGCCGCTAGAAACGCGATCAGCTATTCTGGTACACCCTTTACAGCCGCAAAAGGAACATTTCGAATGGTGGCTGGCGACCTATTGTTTAAGCTACCTAGCGACAGAATCTTGTCATTCCCAGAAGCGCAATTGCGTCAAGGTGATCGCAATACTGAGATCATCTATAAAGGTATGAACAATCACACACACCGCTGGGGTGAAATAAAAGCCTACGGCGGGTCACTCGTTCAATCAATCACTCAGGCTGTCGCCAGAGACATTTTGGCAGAAGCAATCTTAAAACTTGAATCTGCGAAGTACAGTGTTGTGCTTCATGTTCACGATGAGATCGTAGCCGATGTGCCAAAAGGTCATGGGTCTTTGGCTGAGTTTGAAAAGTTAATGTGCGTTTTACCACAATGGGCAGAGGGTATGCCCGTTGAGGCCGAAGGCTATGAATCCAATCGATATAGGAAATAATAATGTGGATATTACCAAAGAATTACCAACTGTCCTCTCACTATGTAGCGGATATGGTGGAATCGAAAGAGGACTTGACCTTGCAGGGTTTAAACATCGAGTCATCGCTTTTAGTGAAATCGAAGCCTTCGCAATTGCGAACTTGGTTAACAAGATGGAAGCCAACCTCCTTTTACCCGCACCTGTTTATACGAATCTTAAAACCCTGCCAGTGGAATGCTTTCGAGACAGAGTTGACCTCATCACTGGCGGTTATCCATGCCAGCCATTTTCGGCAGCAGGACAGCGAAAAGGAACAGATGATCCAAGACACCTCTGGCCTTACATCAAAGAAATCATCAGAGCAGTTCGACCTGTTCGATGCTTCTTCGAGAATGTCGAAGGACACATTAGCCTTGGACTCAGAGAAGTCATTAGCGACTTGGAAAGCCTTGGTTATAAAACGGCGTGGGGAATATTCTCAGCGCGTGAAGTTGGCGCTCCTCACCAAAGAAAAAGAGTCTACATCATGGGCAACGCCCAACACGATGGATCATCTGACTGCGAAAAGCCCAGAGACATTGATAAGACAATCTCAAACTGTACGCAAGGGCAGGACCAGGCCGTCAAATCTGAGAGAGCAAGTAGACCCAGTGGCGATGCAGATTTATCAAGGGGAGTGGCCGACAGCGACAGTGTTCGATGTGACTGGTGGAAGCTACCCGACACAGCTAGTCAACGGCCAGTGGAGATCGAAGCACAGCAAAGATCCCGACAGCCCGTGGTACGGAGCGAAGCTGAAGGATGCGGTGGAGACGGCGGAGAAAATGTGGCCGACACCGACAACTCAAGACAACAATCAGGTTGCGGGTCAATACAAGAATCCGAAGTCAGGAGCTACATTGGGGGGAGCGGTGAGGAATTGGCCGACACCGAGAGCCTCAGAGTACAAGGATTGTGGTCCGGTGGGGAGCAAGAGCCATACACACATGAAAAACAAACGCTACCTATGCGCGGAGGCGAAAGAAGAATCGATGCCTCGTGGCCACCTGAACCCGGACTGGGTCGAGTGGTTGATGGGTGTGCCGACAGGGTGGACCGCATTAGGCTCCTGGGGAACGGAGTAGTACCGCAAACAGCCGCTAAAGCATGGATAACATTACAACAAAAGATTGAGGATTCAACTCTTGCGTGAGTCTGTTGTTGAGAAGAAAGTCACAGACTACGCCAAGTCTCAGGGCTGGCTCAGTTACAAATGGGTCAGTCCGAGTCAGCGCGGAGTTCCAGATCGCATGTATTTTCGCAAAGGCTCGCTGGTTATTATCGAGTTTAAAGCACCTGGTAAAAAGGCAACGCCTTACCAGCAGGCGATTCATAGAAGGCTATTAGCAGCAGGTTGGACTGTACACGTCATTGATGATATTGAAAAAGGTAAAGCACTTTTATGCTAGATCGTAAAAACCTTCACCCGTACCAGCGTAGAGCAGTGGATTTCATCAAAGATAACGCCAAAGCCGCGCTTTGGATAGACATGGGTTTAGGTAAAACAATCTCCACGCTCACAGCCTTAACTGACCTAATTGATCAAAAAGCGATCAAAAAGACATTAATTATCGCGCCCCTGCGCGTGTCAAATCACACTTGGCCGGTAGAGATAGCCAACTGGACGCATACGAGCGCGTTAAATTACACCGTTTTAAGTGGTTTAAGCCCAAAAAAGCGCGAGGCTTCGCTGGATGAAGCTACTGACATTCACATCATTAATCGAGAAAACATACCGTGGCTTGTCGAAAAGCTGGGTCAGAGGTGGCCGTATGACTGCGTTGTGATTGATGAAAGTTCCAGCTTTAAATCGCATACGTCAAAGCGGTGGAAGTCACTGCGGAAAATCTTAGGTAAGGTCAGCCGTATGGTTTTGCTAACGGGTACTCCCGCTCCAAACTCTCTACTTGAGTTGTGGCCGCAGTTCTATCTGCTCGACAAAGGTCAGCGTTTGGAGAACACTAGGGGTAAGTTTCTCAACAAATACTGCACCGCCGTTGGTAATCCCCAGTGGAACCAGTGGGCGGTCAAACCTGACCGCGCAGATGCCATACATCGTCAGGTGGCAGACATCGCGCTGGTGATGAGTGCCGAAGATTACTTGGAACTGCCAGCCCGTATCGATGTGACGGTTAAGGTTCAATTGCCCCCCAAGGCCAGAAAAGTTTATGAAGAGATGAAGTCAGATTTTCTAATCGCATATCACGGCGGTGAAATATTAGCGGTCAATGCCGCTGTGCAGATCGGCAAGCTGATGCAGATTGCCAATGGCAATGTTTATGACGAGGACGGTGATTATGTACGCTGTCATCGGGAGAAGTTTGACGCTCTGGAAGAAATTATCGACAACACGAATGAGCCTGTTTTAGTCGCATATAACTTCAAATCTGACTTAACTGAACTCAAGGGGCTTTTCCCCGGCGCAGAGGTTATTGGATCAGATCCAAGTGTTATTGACCGCTGGAACGCTGGCGAGATACCTATATTATTTGCTCACCCTGCGTCAGCAGGCCACGGCCTCAATTTGCAAAAAGGCGGCAACGTAATTGTGTGGTTTGGACTTACCTGGTCGCTGGAGTTGTATCAACAATTTAACGCTCGTTTGCACCGGCAGGGTCAAGACAAGCCGGTTAGGATATTCCATATTTTAGCTAAAGATACCGCAGACAGCGCGGTACTGGATGCGTTATCTGCAAAGAAAGACACTCAAGATACATTGTTGAGTGTTGTTGAGTCTCTTCAATAATAGTTCAACCTTCAGTTGACAGCTTCAAAATTACGCACCATACTCCGAAATTCTCTAATAGAACTAAAGGGGGTAATCATGGAATTCAAGGATAGACTTATTCGCGCTTGCAATGCCAATACAATAGTTCCGCCTTATGGCGGCGGTCGCCAAAGTTTTATAGCTAGACAGTTGAACGTGTCCCAAGAGGCTACTCGCAAATGGTTTTCTGGCGAATCAAAACCAAGGGCTGCAATGATGAAAAAGTTATCCGCACTATTAGGTGTTGAGCATGTGTGGTTGGCTTTGGGTACGGATGAGTCAGAGACTAACTCGTTCAGGCAAGTTGCAAAAATTCAGGACGCTGGGATATATGCTTTTACCAGCTACTTAATTGCAAATGGATGGTCAGTCGCTTTTACAACTGACGTTGGCGACATGTCGCACATCACAACAACTTACAACGGTGTAGTGACAAAGTTTATGGTGACAAGCGGTGTGCTGTCGAACGAACGCACAGTTGAACTAGAACCTGTAACAGTTGCGCGTGGTTGCAGATTGATTGCGGCTGTGGAAAATTCAAGACCAAAGAACTGGGGCTTTGACTTTGTTGACATGACCGATGTTGAGCCAGGCGACATTAAAATGGTTCTTACAAAAAAGAATGACGATGTATATACGCTAGATAATTTTAATTTAATAACAATGTGAGGAACAAAATGGACAAACCGTATTTAACCATGCAACAGCTTTCAGACCTTTTTGGTATGTCTCTTAAAGGTTTACACAATGCTGTTCACCATGATCGATTTCCAGTTCCGACTTACAAACTGGGTAAGTTTAGAGTGGCAGACAAGTGCGTTGTGCAGGCGTATTTTGATAAACAGCGCACAAAAGGATTGCAAGCTATTGCTGTACAGTGATTTTTATCGCCTTAAAACTCAACTATATGTTGCATACTCAACTAATACTTTGATAAGTCAGTTTATTTTGCAATGCTAAGTTGACGCAAAGCCCAACATGTTACAAAGTATCAACACTCTATTTATATATGAATAAAGGGAAAAACGATGCAGTTGAATAAAGAAAATGATGCTGAACGAATCGAAGAATCAAATGATATTGAACCGGAAAAACCGACAGGGTTAGACCCTATGGTCAGCCACCCGGCACATTATAATGTCGGAACAATTGAAGCAATTATTTACATTGAAGATAGCCTTGAAGATGGATTCGGATTTTACTTAGAAGGATCAATTAAGAAATATTTACACCGCTGGCGACACAAGCACGACAATAAAGTAGGTAGACTGCAAGACCTTAAAAAAGCATCTTTTTACTTAACTCGTCTTATAAAAGACGTTGAAGAACATGATATTCCAATCTGCAAACCGTAAAAAAAGTATAAAAAAAAGGGCTTTAAGCCCTTTTTTGTTGCCTCCTAAAAATCATGCGGCATGGTTTTTTTGCGCTAGGTTTTCCAGGATAGTTAAGACTTTGTTGGCGTTGATGTGGGTGTATCTTCGAAGCATATTGATGTCTTTGTGACCACTGAAAGTTGCTACGACCATAGAGTCAAAACCTAATTCAAACAACCTAGATATTGCTTCATGCCGCAAGTCGTGGAACCGCAAATCTTCAACGCCAACACGATCTCGCCCTTTTCTAAATGCAGTCGTGATTGATTTCGCATTGTGTGGAAATATTAATTCTGAGTTAGCCAAGTCTTTAGGTTGTCTTGCAATGATTTTTCTTGCTTCTGGCAACAAAGGCACAACCTCATCTTTTTTTCTTCGTGGGTGTTTTCGCTCACGTATGATTATCGACTTCCCATCTTCGCTCAAATCGCGCCAGCGTAAGCGCCCAATCTCAGCAACGCGCATTGCAGTGCAAACTGCAAAATGACACCAATCACCCACAGGTAATACTGATTGAACTCCTGATATAACTGTTTCTAGTTCTTGGTCAGAACAACGTCTTTCACGCTCATCAGAACTAGCAATAACTTTCAATCGATGTAATGTATCCATGCACTTTCGATACTCATCGAGTTTTGGCTTCGCTCCCCACATGCTCTCAGCCGTACTGAGAACAACACCAATGTATTGCATGTCCATTTTTATGGTGCTGGGGCAACATGTTAATGATCTTCTTACCGCATAATCCATAAGCGTTGTACACGTCATGTCTTTAAGTTGTAAGTGACCTACGTTATCTCGCAAAATGCTCAATACACTTGCTTTAGTTTTTCCAAAGGGCATAATGCGGCCAATCTCTGAGACGTACCTATCTACAAGTTTTCCGAAATGCTGTTCATCTTCGCGGTATTGGTCAGATAAAATTTGATCTTCAGTTTTTGAAGCCCAGGCTTTTGCAGCCGCCGCTTTTCTAAATGACTTAGCAACTGGCTTTTGACCAGATATGCGAATAGAGGCACGGTAACTTACGCCAAGCTTGCCGATTCTTTTAGTAATTGTCGCCATATGGAGCAACCTTTTTTATTTAGACAAAAAGATTATAAGCGCAAAGGTAGTAAACACAAGGTAGACAGCGGATATTTAGGCTGAAATTTGGAGCAGTATTTGGAGCAGTAAGAAAACAAAGTATAACGGTGAAAAGTGATTAATCGTTATAAATCAATCACTTACACCGTTATAAAAGATGTACTAAAATTAATTATAAAAAGGCTAAGTGCTTGAAAATTAACAGAAAATTCTGTGTGGCCCCGATGATGGATAGTAGCAACTACTATATAGATCAAGGACTTACGAGCGGTTGGAGCAAATTTGGAGCATTCTTACAGCGGGCTAAACAACATCCCGCCTATATCCATAGTTTTTTCCTTCCTTTTCTTGGAATATGGATCATCCTCATCGAACAACATAGGTTGAGTTACAACCTCTGCTCCTTTGGCTATCCTATCAGAAATAGGTTTTGCCATAAATCGGCTCAACCCTTCGTCTGCTGGGTCTAATAGCAACCTGGTAAGATTTGCTGGGCTTAGATAGTCTAATCCTTTCGCAGTGTCTCTTACAGCACCTTGCGCCAAAGTCCCAACCGATGGAATAAGTTGTGATCTGCGGTACGCCGCAAGTTCTGGCGACACTTTGCCAAATGACGCAGACCCCATAGCGCGTAGCTTTTTCTCTTCGTCCATCAAACGGGCAAAGCGTTGATCATCTAAGGCTTTGAGGTTGCGGTTGATCTGGCCGTACTCGTTAACCATATCACCGAAGGACTGCTCCTCTATGACAGGTGCTTCATTGTATTCTGCTGCTTGTAAATTTTTTGGAGCAAACAACGCGCCAGCACCTACAACAGTTGCGGCAGAACCACCAAAAAGAGATTTCAGCAATTCATCGTCATCTATTTGTTTTGAAGTTGAGGTTGGAGTCGTTTTTCTCGGTATGTCTTCAATATTTAACGCACTGGAGTCCAGTACGTTTGAGTCTCCCTGAACAAAGGGGAATGGTGATTTCTTTGTTCCGTCTTCGTTAAATAGAATCTCTGGGTAGTCTTGCTCATAGTCCCACAAATTAGGGTCATTCTGCTGATCCCACCGGATATCACTTTTTATCCGAACAGGCATAGTGCTTTCACCCAATTCCTTCAAACGCCTTGCCCTGTGCCGCCCCTCATGCCCTGTTATATTGGCTATGCCATCCTCTGATCTAATATTGAGAAACGGAAGGTCATCGAATTTACTTACGTCTGAGATTCCTGCGGCTTTTGCAGGGCTATACCCTTCTCTTGCTAAAGCTAAGAAGTCATCAATAGGCATTTGAGTCAACGCTTCTCTCGACTTACGGCTACCCGCTTGTCTAATCGCATTATCTACTTCCGCTTCATCAAAGTATTTCAACATCAATTCTCTGGCGGCTTTGGTGACAACACCCGCTTGCGCCTGATCAGGTGTCATTGTCCCTGCAAGGATTGCCCCTGCTACTGGCATAGTCACACCATACTTACGAGCGATTGCTAACAGCTTGTCATCAAAAATAACGTAGTTACTGGTTTTACCTTTTGAAGAGAATCGGGTCTGCGCGTCAGCGTACTTGATGCCTTTGATTCCTTTCTCTTTTAAAGCATCAGAGGCTATTTGTTGACCGATACCATCCATCCCATTTGTTTCAACCAAACTTCTATAAACTTGCGCCCCTGTCGAGGTTGCGTCTTGGTTGTTATCAATGAGGGTTTTTAGTTCTTTCTCAGCATCCCGTCTATTATTGAAGATCAAATCGTCAGTGTTTTCAGCGTTAGCTACTATTTGATCATTTTCGTATAGATAATATTTCCCATCGTATTCGTGAATACCGTAACCGCGATAGGTATGCCCGTTCCCACTATTAATGGCTTGGTTATAAATTCGTTCTCTATAAGAGTCACTCTTACCCATTTCAGACAACGCTTTTTGGACTTGAGGCGATTGCTCGTTTATTGGTTTATCCCAATCAAGCAACTCATCTGGCGAGGCATTAATATCTACCTCGTACATTGATCCTTCTGGTTTTATGTACTCGACCCTTGGCTCAACATAACGCTCGTATATTCTTAGCTCCTCTGGACTTAATCCTGAGAGTACAATATCCATTGTTGACGGACTGTCAGCCTGACTCATGTTAGCCAACACAGAGTCGAGATGTTGTTGCGGTTCGTTAAGATCGTAAATACCATTTGGATCAACATCCGACCCAAATTCATCTAATTTATCAAAGTCGTAGGTTGTCTCTTCACCTTTAAGAACTTTTTCAACCAAAGAATCTAATGCTTCAGACGCTTTGTCGTAATCACCACCGTTCTCAGCAACTGAGTCCAAATAGCTTAATTTCCAATCTTGAACTAATTCGTCATCTATTAGTTCATCGTAAACATCGGCCCACCGCTCTCTTATTTCGTTAGTGTAAATAGCATCAGCGGGTTTTCCGTCAAAAGTAAATCTTGGCTCAGTTAATGCGTCCCTATAGCTTTTTGCCGTACCCTCACGCTCCGCAAAATACAGCCCATGGCCATACGCCTGTGCGCCCTCACCAGTGCCTATCGCTTCAGTTGAAAACTCGTCAAAGTCGTGCGGAGAACCGTGATAGGCTTTTAAACGACGCGCTGCGCTTTCAGCAAGTTTCTGACCTGCCGCTTTTAAAAGTAACATCTATTACTCCGCTAATAATGCGTTGGTTTTGTCTTCCTCGTCTTGCAGTAAGACGGGAGCATTGGCTTCCGCAATAGCAGCTTCCATTGTCGCAACATCCTCTGGGGAATCGTTCAACTCGTCAGCTTTA